TAGTACCCGTCTGGGCCTCATAGTCAGCTATGTCTGCTGCTGATGGATCAGTTGCTTGCCAGATAGTTGCTAGGCTTACAGGATGCTTACCCATGTTTTGCCATGTTGTACCGTTGGCGTCTATGTATGTGCTTTGGTCATTTGAATAACCAGTCGAGTCACTTGCTAAGTCACCAGCTATGGTGTCTAGATCGCCTGCTAAGTTAGAGTCACCGCCTGTGAGGTCTGAGTCTCCTGCTAGGTCTGCTGAAGAAGAACCACCAACTGTATTAGTCGCGCTCTTAGCTGATGCTTCACCGGCGTCAAGAGCTGCTGAGTCTGCTGCTGAAGAGTCGGCTGCTGCGTCTGCGGCTGAAACGACTACAGAGTAGTTGATTAAACCGCTACCATCGGTAGATGTGTTGATACCACCACTGGCTGTGTTGGAGAGACTCTCAGCCGTGAAGTTAGAGTCTGTCACGCCGGCATCAGCCATCACACTATTTAGAGTGCCTGCTATGTCGTTGGCGCTCATGCCTACTGCCTGCCCAGCTCTGGCTAGGTTGGCTATATGTCGTTGTAGTCTTTGCTCTGGTGACAGCGTTGTGTTCTCTGCGTCCTTAGCCAGCTCCGCTGCTAACCACTCTTCTAGCTTCGCTTGGTCAACTCGACTAACGGCAGTATCAACATCGTTTCCGTATAGGTTAGGAGAACCGTCAGAGTTAATGCCTGTGGCTCCTCCTAGAGTGCCTGTGTTTGCGTTGTATGTACTATTTCTAGCATCTATGGTGTTGTTAAAAGAGGTTCCAAAAAGGCCTTCTAAGAAAGGGTCTTTTGCATATACAGTACCTGTGATTTCGCCGGGCATTATTTCTTACCTTTCAATTTGTATGTGCGTATAACACCGCCAGCGGCAGCTGTGCCAGCTTCTGCGGCTCTTTGTAAAGAAACTATACCTGCTGAATTAACAGCCCCGCCGTAAGTAGCTGTATTCTGTAAAGCCTGTGTTGCTGCTTTTGTTGCTGTAGGCATTATTCTTCCTTAATTCACTGAGCTACTAGTGTTTTGTTGTTTCTTTCATCTACTAACTCTTGATACTTTTCATCATCAAGGTGAGTAACTGCAATCCACGCGTGTGTCATCTCATCACCAGTACGGCTTCCACCCATCACCCACATGTCTGAATCGGGGTTGTTGGCGTTGTCAGCTGTGTTGTCGTACCACTGCTTTAGTACCAATACTGCACCAGTAGGGAGTAAAGGAGCGTAGTCGCTGTCGTATAAGTGGCTGTGATGCCACGTAGCACTCCAGTTAGACACTTGACTAATAGATTCTGTTCTACCTGTCTCTGGATAGAATATCTCAAAACTAGCTGCATTCATACGCAGATGGCCGTGAGGCTGCCATGAGTCTATTCTTACTGGATGGTCAAAGCTGTGAAAGGCTTGAGTCATATAATAACCGTTGGGTGGTATAGTTATATCGTCTTGGTTGCCTATCCTGTAGAGCTTTAAGTCTTGCTTGTACGCAAGCTCTTTAGACTCTTCTTCGCTATATAGCCACAAACCAATCTCTACTACATTGTCTTTAATCATTGTGCCGGGGGCTATAGCACCTAAACCGCCGGGGAACATGTGAATGTCCCAAGATATTTCAGCGTTAGCTGGGATTGTTCTGCATATATTATCAGGGACAACTTCGCCCCACTTACCCATAGCATACTCAGTGAGCATACCGTAGCGTTCACCGTCTAGTGTTATTGTAGAGTTGGCGTGGTGTACTACGCTCTTCGCATCGCCTCTAGGCTTAACTTGTACAGCTTTAATGCACCTATCTTCAGTCAAACCACTGGCTACATCGTGCTTGTGCCATAGGTCGTTACCACTAGCAGGTATGTCTATAGGTGTTGAAGCAATAATTAGAGTAGGCTCTCCTAAGTCTCCGTAGAAGTTCCATTGACTAGGATCAGCGAGAACAGGAGCAGCAACTATAACGTCTCTATCTCCGTACTGTGAACCTGTATCGACCCACTCAGCTATAGTGTCTATATCTTTTTGAGATAAACGCCAGTCACCATGTAGGTTTTGAATGCCAATATCCTTATCATAAGCGTAAGGAGGCATCTCTCTAGTAATTACTTTGTGCTGTATCAGAGGACTCCAAGGTCTTATTTGCTCGTAAGTCTCAAACGTCATTGGACCAATACCGCCTTGACGATGACACACAACACAGTTGTCGTTAATGATCTGAGCTACGTCATCTACATAAGTAGGCTCATCAGCATAAGCCAAAGACCCCCACATCCATGCAAACAAAACAACAGTAACAAGCAAAGGGAACAACTCATCTAAGTGATCTTTCATTGTTGCGTACCTCCCTGACAGAAAGCTAGTATTTGTTCTGGAGTCCACTCTTCAGGTGCTTTAATTATAATCACTTCTCCTTGTGTATCTGTAAAGTAACCCTCTGCGTGTATAGAACCACAAGCATGTGTGCTACCTTCTAAGATGTCAAGAGTAGTGCTACAGCCAGTAAAGAGCAGTGCTGTAGTTATTAGTAATAAAATTCTCATATCTTACCTGTCTCCTGTAATAAACTGAAAGAACCTAACTGGATAGTACAATAAACCACTTTTAAAGCGTCCTAGTCCTTGTACTCCTAAAGCCTCTCTAAACACTTGATCACTTACCTTCTGTGACTTTACTATTTCTAATTCTCTACCATGAGTACAGAGGTAGTCGTGAACTACTGCTGCTTTTCTATTCTTAGCGTTTGCTACTGGAACAATAAACCTCACTACCCGTGGTACACTAGCTAGGTCTGTAAAATACCCTGCTGGTACAGTGATGTCTTTATTCAGTAAAGAGCTAGTGTAAGTAAAGTCTTCTACTACTTCCCACCCTTCTGACACAACCCTAAGCAGTAACTCATTGTGGAAGTGACTCATCTAATCCTCTTTCTTTATCAGTGTTACTGTTGCTTCACTACTTTCTTCAGGTAGTGTTATAAAGTAATACAGCTCTATTAATTCTTCTACTGAAAAGTTACCCTGAGTTGCTTTGGTCAACTCTATCATTAAGTTCTCGCCGTCTTTGTCCCAAGAAGACATTAATAAGTGCCACCGTCAACCGTAGACAATGTAAGAGTACCTGTAGCAGTTAGATTAGCTACCGTTACTGTTCCTGTAAACGTAGGAGAAGCGGTGTTAGCCTTACTATTCACTGCAACAGCGATTGCATCAAACTCTGCACCCACTTCAGTTCCTTTAATTACCTTAGCAGGATTACCGCTAACCATAGCGTCTTTGGCTGCAAAGTTAGTTATCTTAGTATAGTTACTCATTAGACAATCCTTCCTAGTAATGCGTGTATGTTTATCTCTTGTATAGCTATTGACTTACCCTCTACAGTTGACTCTACACCAACAGATACTACAGTTCCTTGACCGCTAGTGTTGATCTTCTGACGATTAATTAGAGATATAGACGATGAATACTCAGCCTCTGTGTTAAATTCAGATATGTTATATTGGCCTACGTTTGACTTAGGCAGTGTATACGCTTGTTTCTGATAAGCTCCTGAGTAGTCATACGCCCAGTTAAGAACTACTATAGCTTCAGCACCATCAAAAGTAGTTAAGTTAATCTTCTTTAAGAACTTTAAATTAGACGTACTACCAAAGCTCAGTGGGTGACTAAAGTAACTAAGCAAGTACCCAGTGGTATTGTCTGTAAAGCCTGAGTAACTAGCCACTCCTGTAGCAGAACCTATGTATAACGCATCAGACGCTAACGTAGTAAAGCATAACGGAGACATGTGCGACCATGTTGTAGCTCTATACCCTCCATCTTGTAAAGGAAAACGGGTATCAAAGCAGTAAACAACAGCTAAGTCAGTAAAGTTAAGAAGCACAAACGCCTCACGAGGAGAGTAGTGCATAGTAATGTTGCCAGTCTCTGCTGCAAACAATGACTTAATATCGTTGTTTACATTCTTAGAAATATCACCAATAGGTGCTGACTTTTCTTGAACAGTACGAGCAAGGCTACGAACACCAGAGTCATCTAAGAAGATCAAGTCTTTACCAGTAGACACTACAGCGTCTCTTGATACACAGCCTACATTAGAAATAGTGTCACTTAGAACCATAGTTGATGGGTCTTCAGCGCCGCTATAAATAACGATTGAAGTACGACCAAAGATCACTAAGAAGCCATTGTGAGCCGCTAGAGCAACGATAGTGTCATACCCTGTAGGCCACACCTTAGTTATGTCAATCGACCCTGTAGAGCCTCCTGTCCAAGCTGCTCCGTCAAGTAAGTCTGACCAGTAGATTGTAGACTTATCATTTGTAAAGTCTGCTACCCATAAGCGACCAAACGCCGCTAGACACTCATTACCTTGTGGAGGTGTTCCTGTAGAGTGTGCGTGTGCTGACATCTTCTCTACTGAGCCTACATGATCTGAATACATTAACGGCTCTTGAGCGCGTTGAAACATATACATGTGATCATTAAACGATACAAACTTCCAGTCATTAGCCGTAATGGTATAAGTCGCAGGAGTTGCGTCTACTAGAGTAGTTGTCCCTGTAAATATCTTGTTGTTACCTGCTGATAAGAATGTAATATCTCCGTCAGCAGCAACAAACTCACCCATTGCCTCTATACCATCAGAAGTTCCTAAAACAGCAGCGCCGTTAGTAGTAACCATTGTATAGCCTTTACGTGAGGCTACTCTTCCTTCTTTATCAATTACGCAGTTATCCGCAACAGCAGCAAAGCTAGGCTCTTGCGCTAACGGTGCGTCTTGCGTGTTAATGCCTGCAAAGCCGGGAGCTGTGATTGTAATGCTCTGTAATTGTTGAGCCATTATGTTTCCCTATACTGCCACAAATGTAGTGTCTTCTGAGTATTTGTTAGCATCAAACGCTACAGCATCAGACAATGAAGCATCAGCAAGAGCAAACTGTTCTGCTGCTGTTTGACCACCTGTCTCGCCTCTTTCACGTAATGCCATACCTAATGCTATTTGTAACACAGGATTAAAAGGTACTTTTAGAACGTCTGCGTCAGCTGTTAAATCTACTTGACGTACAAAGGCATCAAAGAATAAGGTATAGATGTTATCAGGCTGAGGGTAAACTTGTACAGTAATGTCTCCGTTAGCATCAGTTCCTGTAAAAGCAAACTCAGTAGGAGAAGAGCTTAAAGGAGTACCTATCTTATAACGCTTATTCATCCTACTTCTGTTACTAGCACTAAGAACACCCTTGCTTGTTATGTTCATTGCCTCTCTAACTTCTACGTCTTGTCCTGCACCTGTTAAAGCATAAATAGACGTACCGTTAATCGTATTAAACTCAATAGATGTACGCAAAGCAGACCAACTGTGGGAGTCTTCTGCAAGCTGTTTTGCATCATTAACAAAGTCTCCAATTAAAACTGAATAGCTTGTCTCTGGCACTGTGTCTACTTCGTTCTCTCGCAAGCGGCGCAGTACGCTATTGACTAGCTGTAAGTACGTCATATAACTACCC